TCGACGATCGCCGGGCGAAGATTGATCGGGATCAGCTTCGTCTGAAATCCAGTCTTGAGCACTTGGGTCGGAACTTGAACGATCGACGGCGTCGCTGGTGTCGGAATCGCTTGGACGTACGTCGTCCCGGCGATGTTACGCTCGAGATAGTTTGTGTCGTATGTTTCATCCGCGTACCAAACACCTGGCGGCGTCGTACCGACTGGAACTTCGCGGTAGGTTGGCAAACGATTCATCGTCGTGATCGTCATCCCCGAGTTGTACTCGTCGACGTTGATTCCGCCGGTGACCGTGTCGCCCCAGATGTTGGTCGTGTAGAGACCGATGTTCGACGTCACAAAGACGTTGTTGTACGCCCAGGCATTGATCGTCGTCACGGCATTCGACACGTAGACGTTCGTAAAGGCGTTCATGGTCGTGGCGCCGTTGTATTCCGGTGTAGCGACCGGATAGTACCCGGTGAGCACATACGAGTTGGCAAAGATGTTCATGGCGGTAATTGCGTTCGAGACGTGCATGTTCCCCGTGATGTACACGTTCGCGGCAGTCACGATACCGGTCACGTAGACGTTCGTCGTCGCCACGTTTCCAGTGACGAGCGCATTCGACAGGTAGATGTTGCCGGTGGCGTTCAGGGTCGTCGAACCGATCGTCGTCGTACCGTCCAGGACGACATTTCCAACCGCATAGACGTTCGTCACGTAGAGATTCGAGACGCTCAGTGCATTTGCGACGTACAAGTTACCAGTCATGCTCAGCGTCGTCGAGCCGATCGTCGATTCACCAGTCACGACGACATTCCCGGTCGCATGGACGTTGGTCGTGTACAGATTACTCATCGTGAGTGCGTTCGACACGGTCACGTTCCCAGTCACGCTCAAGGTTGTCAGACCGGTCGTCGCCGTACCAGCCACGACGACGTTTCCGGTTGCGTAGACGTTCGACGTCCATACGTTATTCGTCACGAGCGCATTTGCAACGTACGCATTCCCCGATGCGACGCTCAGTGTCGTGAATCCGCCTACGCCCGCAGCAACACCACCCTGGACGACGACGTTCCCGGTAAAAACCCGATCGGTCACCAGGGAGTTCGAGACGTAGACGTTGCCCGCGACGTACACCGACGTTTTACCGAGTGTCGACGCACCGGTCACGGTGATGAGTCCGGACGCCGTCACGTTCCCGGTCGCAGTCACGTTCCCGGTCGTCAGCGTGTTTGAAAGCACGGCATTTCCAGTCACGCCGAGCGTCGTTCGGCCGAGCGTCGCCGCACCAGTCACGAGCACGTTCCCGGTCGCATGGACGTTGCCGATCGTCGTAAAGTTTCCGGACGTGACTGCATTCGCCGTCCAGAGGTTACCAGTCACGTCGAGCGTCGTCTGACCCGGTGTCCGAGTCCCGCGTACGAAGATCGGGCCGGTCACGTACAAGTTCGCCGTCGTCAGGGCGTTCGACGCAAACATGTTTCCGGTGATGCTCAGCGAGTCTTTGAGCGTGACGTTCGATGCGTAGATTCGACGGACGACGAACGCGTTCGACGCGATGACATTTCCCGAGACGGTGAGCGAGGTTCGACCGGCTGTGCGCGTGCCCGTGATTGTCATGTTTCCAGCCATGAGTACGTTGGTCGTGAACAAGTTCCCCGTTGAAAGTGCATTTGCCGAGACGAGATTTCCGGTTGTAAAAAGCCTCGTCACGGTAACATCCGTGGGAATGTCCGGCTTTGACGCCATCCTACTAGTGGTGTGAGAGAAAAACTACTTCTGATATGCCGAGTATGCATCCTGAACCTTGCGATTGATACGCTCCTCGAGCTCCTTGGTCATCGTGGGTGCCAGGGATGATCCGTGCCGAGTCCAGTCGAAAAAATCACCCGTCTCGCTGTCGGTGCCGTCGAGCATGCTGGTCGCCGGACCGAACGCCTCGAGCGCCTCCACCTCGTCGTTGGGCAGCATGGACTCGAGCCACGCCTTGACCTCCGTGCCCACCAGATACTTGTTATCGTTCGTGACAAGCGTCGGCACGCGCGTAATCTGCTTGGAGGGGACACCCTGCTTCGCGACGTTGTGAAACTTGACAATGTGCAAGAGGGCGGCATTCTCCTGAATGTACTTGATGACCTGGGCGCAAAACTGGCATCGATCACTGTAGACCAGCGTCGCCATTACTTTCCCGTGAGGGATTCGGTGATTTTTTTTGACGCACCCAAGTAAAGGATGAAGAGCCCTGACATGTTCATTTTTTTGCTCCTGGCTATATTCGGGTTTATGATATGGAACCGTACGTCAGGCAAAGAGGCATTCACTGATGTGTCCGCGTCCAATCCCGTCAGCCCGGCCACCATCCAGACGATCGTCAACGCCGTCCAGGATCGCGTCCCCGATCTGTACCCCCTGCAGACCATCTACATCAACCCGATGCAGGGTGACCAGGGGTCGGTCATTTACAATGCCCGCATCCTGTTCCTGAACACGCGCGGCTATTTCGGTGTCCAGTACGACATCCAGGCTGATGCTGACGGCAACCTGATCAGCGTGACTGGCCAGGTGCAGCCACAGGCGAACGGACCGTTCCAGGGCTTTGGTGACAAGTCCGTGGACAAGTACCAGGATTTCGATTCGATCGAGGCGGTGCTCGAGGAACAGTTTGCCACCCTGAAGCAGAACATCCCGGGCGTGTCCGAGAAGCTCGACTCGTGGCTGGACACCCAGCGCCTGCAGCAGCGCGGCCGTGCATTTGCCGACGCCCAGTCCAACTCGATGCCGGCCGGGTCGACCGATTCGCTGATCGAGCGGTCGATCACTGCCTGAAACTTGCGTCCATAAAGGAGGCTCAAAACCTGTGCGAGTAGTATGGTGGTTTCGGCCCGACAACTCGCAGATCGCGAAAGAAAACGGCTCGACGGTCGAAAGGCCACCTATAAAGCCATCCTCGAGCAGTTTTCGCGTAAAATTTCAAACGCCGCGACGCTCGGCGCTCACGATCTCGTGCTCACGACGCCCACGTTCGTCATCGGGTATCCTGCGTACGACGTGACGACCGCGACGACATACCTGCAACGCCAACTCGATCGGCTCGGCTACACGGTGCGTCGAGCCCTGCCCAACGCGATCCATGTGTCATGGTCCAGACCGGTGCCGTCGACACACACGGTCGTCATCGATCATTCGGCAGAACACGAGATTCAGCTGCCAACCCTGGCCAATCTGGCCAAGACGGCGCAGAAGATTCGTGCTAGAAAGTAAACTTCTTTTCGCGGGCGAGCATGCGTGACGTCTGCGCCTTGGCCAACTTGAGACGATCGCACCGCGTAGCCGCCTCCTCAGCCATGAGCTCAACCTTGTACGGTGCGATGAGTTGTCGGAGCTCATCGGCCCGCGTCTTTGCCACCTTCGGCTTGGGTGGGTTTTTCTGGTATTCAATCCAGTACGCCTTTTGGGATTTGTACGCATCGAGCGCCGACACGAGCTCCTCCTTGATGCGCACGAGTTCAGCCTCCAGCTCCTCCAACTTTTCGTCGTGAAGAAGTTTCTTCGCCTTGTCGCTCAGACGTCCGTATTGACGCAGGGCGACGCCGATGTGTTCGTCGCACGCATCGCGGAGTGCCGCAGCAGTTCCGGGACACTCGTCGCGAATCATGTCGAGTTCGCTGTGCGCCTCGTGCTCAAAGTAGTCGAGTACAGCCTGACGTGCGCTCGGCCATTCGGGATACCCATCATAGTCCTCCTTGAGCGTACGCCATTTACACCCATCGGCACAGTACAAGCGACCCTGGTCATTGAGGGCAAAGCCTATGCCCCAGCCCATTTCTAGGTCGATGGCGACCCGCGACTTTAAGACGTAATAAAAAACGGTACAAAAAACAAATGGACGTCCTTGCCGAAGCTGAGCGCAAGTATATGGCCAAGCTGTCAGGTGCAATGATTCCAGTGATGATCGACGCCTTCTTTGATTTGTACGCCGAGGCGAAGAAGCAGTCCCAGGGGCGCAAGACGCTCCTCCAGTACCAGGCGCTCCTCGTCGAGGTGAAGAACTGGAACAACGTGATGATGAAGCAGCACACGGATGCGATCATCAAGACGTGTTCGATGTTCCCCAACCTGCTCGCAGCCGTGTTTGTCATTTCGGTCAAGATCATGTCGGCCGTCCGGATCTCCAACGAGTCCCGTAAGATGAACATCAAGCTGCCGACCAACGACGTGTTTGTCCATTCGTGCTACATCGCCGCGGCCGAGGACATGTACAACAGCCCGTACATCGTCGTCGAAGACATCAAGGATTCGGAGAAGCGTGCCCAGCTGCACGCGCGCTTTTCACACGTCATCCGCAAGGTGATTGACGAGTTCATCCCGGTTCAGCAGATTCTCGACACGTACATTCCAGGGTTTACGGGCGACTTTGACATGGACAACAACGTCGGTGCCGACGCGAACGGTGAGGTGGACGACGAGGAGGAGGACGCACCGCCACCCGTGACACCCGAGGCGGCCACGCCGATGGAGGGTGCCGAGCCCGGGTCGGTCGTCCCAGAGACGCCTTCCCCGACCGACCCAGTCCCTGGTACACCAGCTGGTGCCGATCCGAACGGCGAACTCAAGGAGGTGCCCGTGACGCCCGTGGCTGCACCTGCACCGGTACACCACGAGACGCTCTTCGACGACGCACCCGATAAAAAATAG